GATCAGTACAATTCATATAATCAGCATATCTGTCTGCTATAAAGCAGTTTTGTCAATGATGTATCACCAACCAATTCCTGACCTTCTATTGTTACAATGCAATCCTTCTGAAACTTCCAATACTCTTTAGGTGCTTTCAATCTGATGTGTGTGAATACCTGTTCAGGTAATTCATAACATTCTTCAGTCTTCTTGAATATTGCACCATGTTCACGCATTTTGGATTTCAACCTATCAATGTTTTTATATGGGTCTTCTTTGTCCACAATCTTGTGTTGAAAACCACCTGAATCAATTGTTGTCCAATTCACATATTGCCTGTTATACAAGTCTTCTGAAATCTTCCAACCTAGCAGGTGGACTTGTGTCCATAGATTTTCATATTTACCACCAACAGGTGTTCCTGAAAGAAGAATCACATGTGCAGGTTTCATCTTCAGGATGAATTTTGTCTGCTTTGCTTTCTGATTCTGTATCAAAGATGATTCATCAAGCATCAATGTGAAATCATATAAGTCAAGCAATTCTTTTCTTCTCCAAGCCAATTCATAATTTATAACACCAACTATGAAGAATCTTTGTCCTTGTGACAGTCCATGATATTCACCAAGCTGTTTCTTATTGGTAAGGTCAAACACCTGCATCTGATAGTTATCTGTGAAGTGTTCCACCCAATCCTGAACCTTTGATTTCTGACACACAATCAAGTTCACTTTGCATCCAAATCTTTTCATCATTTCTGACCCTGTGAATGTCTTACCAAGACCCATGTCATGATAAACTGCAATGTTGTCAAAGTCCTTTGTTTCCTGCAATGCTTCTTGCTGATGTGGAAACAGGGAAATCATATCTTGATGCCTGTTACATCTTCAAAGATTTCTTTGTCAAAGTTTGGCATTGCTTTGATGATGTTTTTGTATCTTTCAGAAAGTGAATCCCACCATAACTGTCCACACTCTGATTCATCAAGAATCTTTAAGTAACCACCAATAACTTCATATTCAGGATGCTGTTCTTTTTCTTCATCAGTCATATTATCTGACCAAATCCAATCAACAACATTTCTTGGAATCTGATTCAACAGATATCTTGCATCTGAATCTAACCAATCACGATAAGTCCAATCTGAAGGTTTATTGAATAAGAAGATTTTTGGTTCTTCTGTGTTGAAGCACCCATTGGAAAAGTTAGTCTTGTTCCAATCACCGCTGTTCCAATCACCGCTGTTCCAATCACCGCTGTTGCGATTACCGCTGTTGCAATCACCGCTGTTGCGATTACCGCTGTTGCAATCACCGCTGTTGCAAAAACCTGCGTTTCCTTTTCCAAGGTTTACCATTCTTAAAACATCTTCCCAACTGATTTCTTCAACAATCTGAATCTTGTTGGTGCAACATTTGCTGTCATCTGATTCTTCATCAATTTCACCCAATGCAATAACCTTTGCAACTTTGTTGTCAGGATTGAATGGATAATAATTGAAGCAGTCCTTTAATTCTTTGCAAAAATGAAATCCTCTGTTACAACAAGAAGGTGTGACATCTTCTTCAAATATCTTTCCTACTTCATATTGAAATCCCCTGCATGTCCAATCAGGTTCAAAAACTTTATAACCTTCCATAATGTTCTCCTTCTATGACACAGTGATTCCTGTGTGTTCTGTGAATTTTTGTGGACTAATGTAATAAGTCCATTGTGTTGACATCTTAACTGCATAACCAAAAGGGAAGATTCCCTTCTGAAGACCTATTCTGATGAACTGTTCTGACACATTCATCAGTTCTGCAACTTCTGAAACTGATATTCTATTCTTCATAATCATCTGTGTCAGTGATTTCAAGGAACTCTTTAATTCTCTGAAGCTGTTCCTGATTGGTTCTTTTACCTTTCAGTAAATCAGATACATAAGAAATTGTGATTCCTAATTCATTTGCAAGGTCTGTCATTGTCATATCCCTATCAATCAATGCATGTCTGACCTGCTTTTCAAATTCTGACATCATTTTCACCTACCTTTCCTTACATAATTTGTTCAACAAGTGCGTAAAAATTCAGCATAAAATATTGACAAATTGCTGAAGATGTTCTATCATATGAAGTACCACCAACATATATTTAAAACATCAAGCGACTTTTGTTTATATCAGTCTGCTGAATTAGTTCTGCACCTGACACTATGTATATTAGCAGTTCTTCAGCAGTTTGTCAACACTTTTCGCTGAATTTATTCTGCACTTTTTTAAGAAAGGGGAATTGCTATGGAATTTATAGACAGAATCAACCAATTATGTAAGGAAAGAAAGATTTCAAAAAGACAGTTAGAAAGGGAAGCAGGTCTTGGTGCAGGGTCATCATCTAAGTGGAAGACATTCACACCAAATAATACAACCATGACCAAACTTGCAAATTACTTTGGTGTTTCAATCAGTTATCTGACAGGTGAATCAGAATATAAATCTGAACAAGAAGCAATGTGGGATGCACAGTATAATTCAGAAGCATTATCAGATGAATCAATAAGGATTGAAAAAGGATGCAGGATTCCTGTTCTTGGTCAGGTAGTTGCAGGAATCCCAATTGAAGCTATTGAAGAAGTATTGGATTGGGAAGAAATACCATTCAGACTTGCACAGACAGGTGAATTCTTTGGTCTTCAGGTCAAAGGTGATTCCATGTCACCAAGAATGCAAGCAGGTGATGTTCTGATTGTCAAACAACAGTCTGATGCAGAATCAGGTGATATTGTGATTGCACAAGTGAATGGTGACAGTGCTTGTGTGAAGAAGCTATTGAAACAGGATGATGGAATTGTTCTTCAATCTTTCAATCCTACATATGCACCAATGTACTTTTCCAACAAGGACATTATTGAAAAGCCTGTTCAAATCATTGGAAGGGTCATTGAAAACAGACAGAAATTCTAAGAAGGGATGTGATGATATGCTGAATCTTTTTAAGAAAAAGAAGAAAGAACCAAATCATGATATGTTAAATAATTTAGATGAAAATGGTGAACTTCCTTGGGGATGGATATATGCAAATAAAGATTTCTTAAATAAAATTGAAAATGAATATTCCTATTTCTTGAATTCATGGTGTAATGCCCTTGGAAAATCACCAAAAGAATTAAGACCCGCCTTAAAATCATTTGTTATATATTTGAAGGATTGTGAAAAACTGTGTGAAGAAAAAGGTGAATGCTTTGATTTTTGGTTTCATAATATTTTGACAACTAATGATTATATTTCAAAAAGATGTGATGAACTGAATGAATTAGAATCAAATTTTGACAATCTTCAAAAAGATTATGAAAATAAGCAAAATCATATTTTAGAACTTCAAAGGAAAATCCAAGAAATGAAACCTACTGTTGTTCAGGAACTCATTGAAAATGACAACATACTTCAATCAGAATTTTGGAAATTATTTAATTCAGAAGACCAAGATGCTGTTAAAGAAATAGTGTATTCTTTAAGAAAAGAAGGAAAGATTGAAAGAACAAAATCAGGAAGAAGTTTTATAATTCACTATATACAGTGATAATTGTTCGTGCTGTTCTTGGTGTTCTTGGTGTTCTTGGTGTTTTATCTATAATACTTTTAAGAAAATAAAGATGAAACACTAAAGGACTAAGAAAAATATAAATATATATAGTAGTATACAACCAAGAACATCAAGAACAGAAGAACACCAAGAACAAAAAAAATAAGACCCAACTATTGGAAGTAGTCAGGTTTTATCAAAGGATTGTGCTATACACACAAATTTAACCAAAATAAGTATAACACAACCCTTTGTTAAAGTCACCCAATTTTAAGAAAGGATGTGTTTATTTATGCGTTTACCAAATGGTTTTGGAAGTGTTTATAAGTTATCAGGCAATAGAAGGAAACCTTGGGTTGCAAGGAAGACAACAGGATGGACATTTGATGAAGAAAAACAGAAGTCTTATCCAATATATGCTTTTGTTGGATATTATGAAAGTAGAAAGGAAGCATTGACCGCCCTTGCAGAATACAACAAAGACCCTTATGACTTGCACCACAACACAATCACCTTTGCTGAAGTATTTGAAAAGTGGTCTGAAGTGCATTTTCCAAAGGTATCAGAATCAAATGTGAAAGGATATAAAGCATCATTCAGGACATGTGAGAAATTGCATAACATGAAGTTTGTGGAAATCAAACTTGACCACCTGCAACAGGCAGTTGATGAATCAGGAAAGAACACCCCAACACTGAAGAAGATGAAAATCATGTTTGGTCTGATGTATGACTATGCAGTGATGCATGAAATTGTGACCGCTGATAAAAGGGATATGGTCAGATATGTTGATATCACTAAGGCAGGAAATCCAAATGCATACAATAGGAAACCATTCAACAAGAAACAAATCAATATGGTTTGGAAGGTCAAAGATTCTAATACATATTATTCTGTCATCCTGATGCTGATATATACAGGTGTCAGAATTGGTGAATTACTTGACCTGAAGAAGGAAGATGTTCATCTTGATGAAAGGTGGTTCTATGTAAGGGAATCAAAAACAGAATCAGGAATCAGGGAAGTTCCAATTGCTGAAAAGGTTGTTCCATTCTTCCAATATTGGTTAGACAGGGATTGTGAATATCTGATTTGTACACCTGATGATAAGCATTTTCTTTATAGAAACTATTATGACAGTTATTGGACACCATTGATGGAAGAATTGAAACTTCAGCATAGACCACATGACACAAGACACACTTGTGTGTCACTGCTTACTGAAGCAGGTGTTGATGAAAGAATCATCAAAAAGATAGTTGGTCACAAGGGTCAAGGTGTCACAGAAACAGTTTACACACATATTGAATTACCATTCAAACTTGAAGCTATAAATAAGATATAAAATCGAGTAGGAGGCGGTGACTAACCGCCGTCCTCTCACACCACCGTGCATACCGCTCGGTACACGGCGGTTTCAATAGTTGACGTGCATGGACTGATAGGCT